GCACCGGCAGCGCCTTCTCCACCTCCTGCCCAAGTGGTATTACAAGATGCGGCACCAGCACCGGCAGCGCCTTCTCCACCTCCTGCCCAAGTGGTATCACAAGATGCGGCAGCGGAATCGTATCCTTCTCCACCTCCGGGGCAAATTTTCGGTGGAGTAGGGGCACGGTTTTTGGAGGTTCAACAAGAACCTAACCCTGAAGCTGAAGCTCCACCTTCCCCATCTAAGCGTTCTCCCCAGCAAAAAATGGCAGACGATTTCGAGGAAGCTCCCGGACCGAATGAAGGTGTCGGCGGGCAAGGATTTGCGGGTGCAGCGGGGCAAGGATTTGCGGGTGCAGCGGGGCAAGGACCTGCGGGTGCAGCGGGGCAAGGACCTGCGGGTGCAGCGGGGCAAGGGGGTTCTGCGTCGCTCAGGGGGGAATTGTTGTCAGGTGATGTTGGAGAAACTACCGCTAGATTGATCTATATGGTAGATTCCGGTCCTCCCAGTGCGGTATTTCAGGTCCCATTCTCACCAAGCGAGATTATCGATAGGTACCATAGTCCAACTATGGTACAACGGGTTGATCCGCGTAATTGTTCAGCTGCAGCTGCAATGCTTATAGGGTTAATAACATATCAAGAATTTGAATATCACTCAATCTTAGATCGATTTTCGTATATGGCATCAGCGAATTATTGGATAAAACGTTTAGGACTTCCTTTATATGGCACTTCTGAATCCTTTACTTTGAAACAGGTACCTGCATCGAATTTAGAAAGACTGATCGAAGACATAAGTCCAGGGTTTGCAACACTAATAACGGTTCGTACTACAAGAATTGGTCACAGTGTCGTTTTGACGAAAAATCATCGCAAGACTCCGATATTAGTGGATATGCAACTTCCATGTTACGCGATCGGAATCGATCGCATACGCTCGTATTTGATACGTCTAGAAAAAGGCGAAGGGTCGACGCTACGCGACGAAGTTCTTCAATACGACGGCGCCGATGGTCCGGCGCTTCTTGGAAACTTTAGTATTGAATTTTATGCTAAAACAACGCCTATAAAACCTGACGCGTGGTTGTTAACACATCATGCATATCGGACAATAGTACTCCGGTCAGGAACTTCAGAGAATTCTTTTAGTATTGCAATGTTTATCAAAAATAAGTTAGAGCATATACGGGGGGCAATGATGGATATACTGTTTCTAGCGAACCAACAACGACCGGATACAGTTCCAACTTCAGACCAGGCGTACGAGTATCTTAGACTGACAGTACTTGCAATATCGAATGTTGGTGATCCAACCGCCTCCGTAACCCAGGCGGAAATCAATCATTATAAAGAAGAAGCTGTGCTCCTTTTACATCAAGCTATAAATGACTATTTAAACACCGAAAGAAAACTAAGACCTATAACGAGTCAAGGTTTTGTTGAAGATGGACTACTTTCACTGACATTGATGCAAGTCGTCAAAGCATCAAAAGATTCATGGGATAATCGACTTCGTAGAGTTTCTACATTAAGCGAACCACGTTACCAGGCAGAAATTGCCGCTGCCATCGCTGCCGCTGCCACTCGCATCCGTCCTCCTGCAGGCGGTGGACGGTCTACCTATCGCCACCCTCCTTCCGGACCCAAACAGAAGGTTCTGCGCCCCTCTTTTTCAAAGCACCGGCCGAGTACTCGGCGCCAGCTAGTATAGCAGAGTGGAAGGGTTTGTTGTCTGCCCACAAGGTCGGGTCACACATGCGGAAAGGTGGGTGATCGGACGCCTTGTACCAAAACACCTGGTCTTCTAACTTGTTTGAATTCACATTGTTGCAAATGACCAGGCATTCGAAGTTTTCGGTGCACTGGTCCATGAAGGTACAGAACATATCAAAGGTCGGAAACATACCTGCATAATTCTCGTAGATTCTACGACGATTACCCAGGATATTCTCGCGAAGAATGAAGACGAAATCAACATTCGTGCGCAGGTTGGGCGTGATGCCGAGCGGATACTGCATGGTAATGATGGTCATGAGGTCAATGTGACGACCGTTCATGAACACGTAGCGCGTCGACTCTTCCTTGATCCACGAGGAATCGTACAGACAGTCGTCCAGAATTAAGAATGCGCGGGGATCTAACCCAGCTCCTGCTCCAGACTTGCTCCGGTTTCGCGTCTGCTTTACATTCATTTGCCGTCTAATGACATTTTGAACAATCTCTGGAGTGTACTTGTCGTGAATAAATTTGGATGGAATCATGTGCTGAAAGAACTCGTTGGCAACTTCTGTTCCGGAAATCACTGTGCCCACCGGGAATGCATTCTGTGCCTCGTGCAGAATGTCTCGAACCAAGAAAGACTTGCCCGTGTCTTTCTTGCCAATGACGACGATCATTGGACTCTTTCGAGAATCGATCTCGCATCGATCTCGGATCATGTTAATATCGAACTTTCTCAACTGGAAGTTCATTGTATACAGGCATATACATAATATCGGTGTTTTTTACACTAATGAGTAGATCACCTTCATCCTTTTTATGTCTAACAGGACTCTCTTATCTTTTGCCAATGTATGTTGCCTATGCCAATGGTCACTATTGGACATCAGGCGCAAGTTTGTTCCTTGCATTGACATCCGTTGGATTTCATTGGACACATCGTGAAGATATTCTCGCAGTGGATCGTCTAGCAATTCTGCAGTACTTTGCGTGTTCAATCTATCAATCGCGCGGATGGAGCGCAGTGTCTACATCCATCTCAGTTACTTATTGTCTAGTTGCCTATTTCCTGGGTCAGACGTATTCGATCATGTGTTTTGATCCCAACCCGAATGTACAGAGTCTATTCCATGCAATGATTCATCTGTCCACTGCCACATGTGCAGTCCTTGCCGTTGCGTGAGAAACCACCAGTTTGTTTGCGACAGAATCACAATGGTTAAGGAGCTCAGGACAGTTGCAGTGGATGCAAAGGTTCATCGTCTTCCTAAACTTGCAGGAGATCTGTGGGGACTTTCAAATGTCCAACCGTTCTTGCCGTGCCTAGAACAATTGTTCAAGACGGAACACTTGTCCACCGTCTCTGAATACGGTCTGAAATTCCCAGAAGGAGTCGACTCAGTTGTCGATGAAACCCATATCAAGACAACGCTTGGACGGACACTGCCGGTGCATCGCAAGACGACAATGATCTTGTCGCCCTTTAAAACGATGAAGGGCGAGTATGCCGCACCGGGTCTCCCGAAACCGACAGATGTTGCCCGCGACATTTCGGAACGAATCCAAAGTCCACACACTGCAGCATATGTGGGTGCACTGACATCTGCATTCTTGTCCTTGTCGGGATGCCAGCATTTCCCAACAGTCTATGGAATCTATGCGTCTATACTTCGCTCGCATGTACTGGACATTTCCGACGATTATGAAGACATTTCGGATCGTCCCTGGTTCATGAACAATGTAGGAAAAACCTTTCAACTGAAGTTGCGGGCACTTCCGGGAGCAGATACGTTCACCCATACACGTTCCCAGCGGAACAATCTGCTGTTAGGAGAAGACATTGAACTGGATGTGGACGATGTGGACGTTGCGCACGTTGAGGATGCGTCCCCCACAGAGTATACCACTGAATATTCGGCACCCCAGCAATATGATGCGAGTGTAACTCAATCGTCCGAAGACGATGTCTTTGAAATTGAATCATGTGCGTGCGAAGGCGAAACGGAGGATGAAGAGGAAGAAGGAGAACCAGAATCCTTTGCGTGGGCAACCTTTTCAGAGGTTCCTGCAGTGACAACGGTCATGGATGTATGCGAAGGCACCTTTTATGATTTGCTGGACCGAGACCCTGAACACGTGTATGCATTCGTGTGTCAACTTGTCATGGCACTTACATATGCCCAACGCACATTCGGATTTGTTCACAATGACCTGCATGGAAACAATGTCATGTACGTAAAAACCGATCAAGAGTACCTGTACTACAAGCACGTTGGATCGTATTACCGTGTACCGACATACGGAATCTTGATCAAGGTGATTGATTTCGATCGCGCAGCGCTGTCGATTCGGTTGACGGGTATGAAAGATCCCCGATTTTTCATGAGTTCGCAGTTCCAGATCGATGAAGAGGCGGCGGGGCAGTATAATATCGAACCCTTTTATACTCCGACACATGCACGGATCCCGCTGAACCCGTCGTTTGACTTGGCACGCTTTGCAACGTCCTTGTTTTGGGATATGTTTCCGTTAGGACCCGATCACGCATACGACCATCCGCTGTTTGAGTTGTTCAAACACTGGATGACGCTTCCGGATGGGTCGTCGGTGTTGTACCGGAAAACGCATGACAATCATGACAGGTACCACGATTTTGATTTATATAAACAGATTGCACGCGCATGTGCCAATGCAGTTCCGCGCAAAGAACTTGCAAAGTTTAAGGCATTCCTCATTCCTAAACTCCCTGCCGATGCGCCTTTTTTCTGTGTGGATGTATAAATGCGTCTTCCTTTCATGTCTGCAAAGAATTGGTTAATTGCGCTGGTCGCCTTCTTCATCGCGTGGCACCTCGTGGCCGGCGGGGGTGCCATCTCGATCTCTGAGAAGATGGGAATGGGACCGTCCTGCAAACCGACTGAGAAGATGGAGAACGGGAAGTGTGTACCTAAGTAGTCTACTTCATCATGCTCTTGCCCTTGACCAGACGCCACACAAGACTGGACACAACCGCAAAGACAAGCGCGTGGGTTACATTGACGGTCATCGTCGATCCTCCCGGCGGGAGACGGACGAGCACGCCAGGAGTCAAGAGGTAGAACAGCGTCGCAGTAAAGAGCAACTTCCAGAGCATCATGGTTTATGTTCTCCTAACAAAAAAAACTCAGAAGGTGGGTTTTCCAACAAACATTTCTTGAACCGCACCCGCAAGGGGTTCGATGACAGCGTTGCTATCCTGCGTTGTCATTGAATACACTACACCTCCGGCAATCGTGCCGGCACCTGCGCCAATCTTCAATGCATCCGTCCACACAATCGGTTCACTCTTCGACCGACGATCTAAAAGATAAATCACAATTGCACTGACCACTACGATGGCAAGCGTGATGCCATAGATTTGCAGTTCACTCATTTAATTTGGAATCCACACCTTTCATTCACAGATTTAACGCTACCGAGTCTTTCGGTTCCTCCAGATGGACCGATCCAGAATCCGACCCTGTTTCGAATGCATCGTCGCCCAGGGTAATCTCCTCTCCAACCTTAAGAGGAGGAAGCGGCGAGTCGTCTTCATCTTCACTTTCAAATTCGTGTGTCTCATTGTCTCCAAACTTGACGGCAGGGGGCGGTTCAGATACAGGGACAGGCGCGGGGGCGGCGGCAGGGGCAGGCGCGTCCGACGGGCGAAAGTATGCCTGACTCACACGCTTCCACGGTATGAAACTATCAATTACATCATTCATACACGCAGAAATACTCGTCTCGATATCGCGACGATTGCGCGCCTGCTGCTCGGACGGCACGCCAACTGTCTTGAAGAGGTATGCGTTGCTCCACGCATGTCTTGCCGCATGCTTGTACAGGGTGTGTACAAAGACCTGGATGGACGGAGGGGTGAACTGAATATCGACACGGAGTTTGTCAGTCTGTTGCAGCGTAGCAAATGCACGAATGTAACTCACAAAAACACCGAGCAACAGATCTTCGAGATAGTCGCACTTGGACGATGCCACAATTCGATCGACTTCCTTGACAAGCGTCTCCTCCTTCCACTCGGGAATCCGGGTAAGTAAATTCTGAAATGTGCGAAGAACCTGGTCCATCTGACCGTTGCGTTCACACGCGGTGCGCGCATTGTCGTAGATGCTCCACAACCCATCGGCCACGTGCGGAACAAGCGTACGCGACATGTTTTCGCGAAGAGTCTGCTTGACAAAGTCAGTTGTCATTCTGTTTATTTAAAGGAGTGAATGAGTTATTGAATAAAACCGACGCAATGAAATGCGTCCTCTTGCTCATGGTGAAGAATGAGTCGGCAATCTTGGAGAGATGCCTTGCTGCCGTTGAATCTGTCGTGGATGCATTTTGTATCTGCGACACGGGGTCGACTGACAATACCTGCGAACTTGCTCGTGAGTTTTTAAAGACCCATGACGGATGCCTGACGGAAGTTCCTTGGAAGGATTTCGGGTACAATCGCACACAGACATTTGTGGGTGCACAGACATATCTTCGAAAGACTGGATGGGACCTGAAAACAACGTATGGACTGCTGCTGGATGCAGATATGGTCTTTTCTGCAGGGTCTCTTCGGTCCCAAGAGTTGGGGGAGATTGGATACTCCATCGTACAGATCAATGGAAATCTTGAATATCCAAATGCTCGTCTTATCCGCATGGACTACGATTGGACCTGCAAGGGTGTGACGCACGAATACTGGGATGGACCTACCGAGACGCTCTCCAAATCAATTTGTTACATTGACGATCGCAATGACGGTGGATGCAAGTCGGACAAGTTTCAACGGGATGCCGCACTTCTCGAAAAGGGATTGCTGGATGAACCGGAGAATGTGCGGTACATGTTCTATTTGGCGCAGACGTACAATTCACTTCATAGGTACGCAGAGGCAATTGAGTTTTACGAGGACCGTATTGCTGCAGGTGGATGGGAGGAAGAGATCTGGTATTCGTATTACCAAATTGGCGAGTGTTACAAGGCACTCAAGAACCTTCCAATGTTCGAATGCTGGATGCTCAAGGCAGTTGAGCGGCGTCCAACACGTGCAGAACCGCTGTATAAACTTGCAAGGCACTTCAGGGAGTCTGGAGAGCACTACAAGGCATATCATTATGTTCTCAAGGGTCGCGCACTTCCGAAACCGTCCGATTCCCTCTTTGTGGAGGCAGATGTGTATTCCTTCTTGTTTGACTATGAAGAGACGATCTTAATGTATTACATTGGTCAGTCGGGCAAGGGTGCGCGTGCATCGATTGACTTTATGTTGAGACCTCACTGTCAATACCAGGACAATGTGTATTCGAATCTCTTTTTCTATGTCGAATCGCTCAATCTACCGAGTGTGCCGCATCCGATTCCGTGGGATACGTTAGGAGACGATTACCACCCGACTTCCGTTGCATTTTATCTTCAAGATGGAAAGATCGTGCACAATATACGGTTTGTAAATTACAAGATTATCCCGCAAACGGGCGGGTATGTCATGAAGGAGAAGGGTATCACCTCTGCAGACAATAAGGTGAGGACACAAAATGTGTGGTACGACCCTGCATCGGGTAAACATGAAGTCCTGCTGGATGCATCTGTGACCCTGCCTCGACGCAATGCGCATATTGTCGGTCTCGAAGATGTACGCGTCTACCACGATGCAAATGGACATCTCAAGTTTACGGCAACCACGTGGGAGTATTCCGAGAAGATCCGGATCCTTCACGGTCGGTACCACCCTGCACTCGCAATGTACTCCGACTGCGTACTTCTTGACTCTCCTGGAAACCAAGAGTGTGAAAAAAACTGGTTGGCAATTGATGGAACAAATGACATGATCTACACATGGCATCCCTTGCAAGTCGGGACTCTCCAAGGATCAAAACTTGCCATCCACACTACACACCCCACGCCGTATTTCTTCAAGCACCTGCGCGGATCGACAGTTGGATTCAGACCGCCGCAATATCCCGACGAAGTGTGGTGTATGGTCCACTTTGTCGAATATTCAACGCCTCGCAAGTATTATCATATGCTGATGCGACTGAACTCCTCGTACCGTCCGCTGTTTGTTTCCATGCCCTTTCTGTTTCAGTCAAAAACAATTGAATATTGCTTGGGATGTCTTCCGAATCCGTCGTGTACAGTTCTTCACTGTTCCTTTTCGACAATGGACGATATGCCTCGATTGGTTTCAATTCCCGTTTCATCCCTCTCGTGGATCCCAATCAACGCGAATAGCGTATGATCGGTGCTCTGGATCGCCTGTAAAGAGACCATGAATTTCAATCGTAACTGCACACGATGGAAAACAGTTCTTGATCCACGCATAGGCAGTATCAAAGACAAGTCCAGGTGGCATGGACTTGGATACAAGTGACGTATGTCCGGACCGTGCCGCACTCAGAATTTGAGCATAGAAGGTTGCCGCATTGAGTTTTCCGAGAAACACAGTTGTTTGCGAGTCATTGCGAAGTTCGCTGCAACCGATTGGATACATTTTTAAAGAGAGTGTTCTTGAATCGGATATCTTCGTTTTTATAACTTGATCGTCACCGACTTGCCCGTCGATCCTGCCTTACGACTGGGTTGTTTGGGCGGACCTACATTTGTCTTGATATCCCGGAGCAACTCCTCAATGTTCAAGGACGGGGGTTTGATCTCTGGGGGAGGGGCAGCGGCGGGAGGCACGACCACCATCGGAGGTTTGCGCACACCGATATTCACACGCTTATCCGCCGGAGGTTGCTTGGGCACCACATTGGGCGGGGGCGCGGGCGGGACAGACCCCTGCATGAAACTCATGAGTCCAGCAAGGGGATTCGGGGCATTCTGCGGAGGGGGAACACTTGCCGTTCCACGCATTTGCTGTGTCTGGTTTGCCATTGCTGCCTGGGCAAGCGAACGAGCAATGTCCGGATTCTGGCGCATAATGTCATCGATATTCGGGATCGGTGCCTTTCTTGCCATCTGATTGGTCAGGTGGACCATGTAGATCATCATGCAGGTGCGAAGCGGGATGCGGACCATAGGGTGCATCTTCATGTTCTCGCCATACAGATCGTACAATTCTTCGAAATCGTCTTCGAGATCCACGACATTCATTTGCGCTGCCTCGGACAGTCCATCGAGAGACAGACCGAATGCCTTGAGCATTGCCACATTCTTCGACCCCCATTCCAGACCGGACATGCCTGTAACGAACCATTCAGAGAACTGCTTGATGGTGGAATCCATCGACTTTTCACGACGAATGAACTCCAATTCCATCTTCATTTCTTCGAGCGGCGAGTCAACCGTGAACCGTTTACGCATCGGGACGCCGAGTTTGGACAGACGCTCAAACTTGCGCAGAATCTCATACTTTTCCTTCATCAAAACCTCGTCGGACATCCGAATTGGTTTTGTGGACGTGTATGCGCCAGCATTCAGATTATCAAGACCGTCGACCCGCACAGGACCTGTGGTCTCAAAATTCGGGACAAGAGACGGTGCCACTGGGGCCGACGCAGACGGCATATCCGTAAAGTCGAGGGTCGGCATGTCAACGGACTCGAGATTTGCAATTCCGCTTGCGACTCGATGATTCACAAGAAGATCTGTCTCCATCTTTGTTGTTTGGTCGGACGTGGTTCTGAAAATTGGAACGCGAAGTTTTCACCTCAGTGTATAATGATTCCTGTGACTCAGTACGTCGACAAGGGCGAGGTTGAAAACCTCCGTAAAGTTTATAATAAACAGACATCCTCTACGATCCCACCTGGGTCGACGGATCAAGTTTGGGGAGAGTTGCTTCAACGGTTTCATCAACGATGTACGACAGGTGCGCCTGCATGCGTGGTCATGTCCATGTTGAAAAAATCAAAGGCACCGTCCGAGTGGAAGGAAAATCGATACGAATGGTTATCGTCCGACGACATTGATTCGGTTGAAAAGAAACTCGCGAAACTCTTTGACGACTATTACTTTGTCGGATGCGTTCCAATTGATTTTGACTTGAAGACGGAAGAATTGTCGCAATGTTTGGTGTCTGCACTCTGCTCCATGAAACTTCCGAAACTGTACAAGAAGGGATACCGTCGAATCGGAATTGCAATCAATACAGACACCCACGAAGGAACGGGCGAACACTGGACGGCAGTCTTTTGCGACATCCGTCCAGAACTCGAATTTCCCCGAATGACCTATTTTGATTCGTATGCGTTCAAACCTGAACCCGAAATCAAGCGATTGATGAATCGATGGGCAATGCAATGGGATGCAACGGGGATCCACTCGAAACCCATGCAACTCGCGTACAACAGCACCCGACACCAGCGAAAAGATTCCGAGTGTGGGATGTACTGTATCTATTTCCACATTAACTGTCTTACCGAGACGCCAATGAACAAACGGATTCCCGACGATGCAGTCAACCAGATTCGCGATCTTGTCTTTAAGATGCCCGCAAATAAAAAGAATTGAGGTAGATGTGCAGCACTCTCACTTGGGACGCAGATTGTGCGCCTTGTACGCAATGTCGTCGCCCACCTTCATCTTGAGGGATGGGGAGAAGAGACGACGATCGCAGACTGCCGTTGTCGTGTTCCAGATCTTGATAATGTGGAAATTTCCCTTGGGACTGAGTGTCACCCCGGCAATGCACTCATTGTTGCTCTTGAGAAAGGAGTCTGCCATGCAATGCACCATGCAATCCACAAAGACCGTGTGCGTATCGCTCGCATCGACCTTCTTGGACCATGCGCCTCCCTTGGTGTTCTCGGGACTATCCCAGAGCGGCGGAATTCCGTCTCTCATGAAGAAGAACATGCCCGTCTCCCATACATCCTTGGGAATTCCGTCAATGACATTCCAGAACTCTGGAATTGTGGTGATCTTGTAGACTGTCGTGTAACTCTTGAGCGCATAGTCGCTGTCGTTCGGATCGTGATACCAAAGGGTCCACATTTTGTCTTGAGTCCGCTTTACCTCTAGATTTAAAAACACAATTTCGTTTTTTTGTGAGGAAGACAGTAATGAGCGGTGCACCCAGACCACCTCCACCTCCGAGTTCGCGGATGCTAGCACTTAAGGATGAATGTGCGGAACTGCTCGCGCGAAATGCAGAACTGCTAGAACAAAATATACAACTGAACAAGACACTTGCTACATTTCACGTCGATCTTCAAGAGTGTCACAAAAAACTACGTGACGCAGGATTGTCCGATATGCCGGCGCTACAAGGTGGCACGCGGAATCACCACCGGCGTCACAGACGTAAGCGGACGCGCAGGGTCCCACGGAAGTGAAATGAGTGGATCGGATTCCCACGTGTATTTCTTCATCCAGAGCGGTCGTGTCTCCGTCTCTTCACTGTAAAACTCGTTTGGATACACTCCACGATTCGGCAAGATGAAATCCAACTGCTCCTTGATCCCAAATACAGGTTCGGGAAACTCCCACGACACTTCGAGGGGTGAATCCAGATCAACGAGTGTCTGCACAAGAGGTGCTTCAGCATACGGATAGACCCAACACCAGTCCGGTACTTCAGAAGTTGTAAAGTACTCGAGTGTCCACAAGTACGTTTTCCAAAATGCGTCGACAACGGGTGTCCAATCTAAAATGCCATCAAGTCGAAGCGCATGTCTTGCCTCAAGTGCATGCGGTGTCTGCACTGCCTTTCGTTCAACGAGGACCTTTGCTTCAAGTCCTGCCGCCTTTTCAAGCGTGGTGTTCATTGCCCGTGCATGCCCGTCTTCTCGTAACGAAAACATTGCAAGGGTCGGCATAAAGTCATTTCCAAAACAGAGGATGCACTTGCGAACATATGCGTCTACCGGTAACGGCAAGACACGTGCAAGTCCCGCGATGGAGAATGCGTCATCCTCTCGAAGTAAGAAAATAGACCCGAGATTGCATTGTGCCAGCGCAATGAGCACCAAGTCTGCATCCAACCCATAAATGGCAATGCGAGTACGGTCGGATGGGTCAAGTCGCTGTAACCATTGAAATATCTTATGTTCCCCTTCCCCATGTTCAGTTGTTCCAGATAGTTCAATGTGTGAAAACTGGTGCCGAAGTTCACGCTCGAGATCGAGCATGTACTGCGTCCCAGGCGAAATTTGATTTCGATCAAACTCTCCCGTATCTGATTTCTTGAACCTGCGATATCTTTGCTGCACAATCTTTGCATAGGGGACTAACCCGTCAAATGCAATGTAAATCCGCGATGCGGTTATGCGTTCAAGATATGCACGAAGTCCACGGACAACACTACCAATCGGATCCGAATCTTCAAGCACTTTATGAATGAAACAGTTGAAATCAATTCCGAGGACATCGCATTCAAAGGTAGTGTACCGTGACTGAATGTCTCGATGCCTGCGAAGAAGGGATGCGACATAATACGGAATTCCCATTGGTGTACATCGTAGAGTCTCTTAAAATATGTACTTGACTTGCTCACTGTCAAGGAGTTTGATCCAATGAGGCGGTACACCTGCACCCCGACCGTAGGACAGAGGAATTGCATCGTTTGTGCCCGGTTTGGTACGGATACAGAGGTACGGCATTCCGTCTACAGAGGTCCATCCTCCATCCGGGCACTTCTTGTAGCACATATTGGGCGGGTGGATACGACCGATCGGCGGCGTATTGACAAGCGGTGTTGCTTCTGGGTGGACTCCCTTTTCCTTGTCGGGGTCCGTCGACGCGCTGTAGTTTCTGTAGTTTCCATCGTACGCGCCCAAATCTCCACCAAAATCAGAGGGTCCCGGACAGACTCCACCGTCGTCCATGCGTCCGTAGAAATCACCTGTAAATCCGCCGATGCACCCGATAATTGTATTGTATCTGCAACTGTCCCACCCAACGGAACTGCAGATCAATCCTTCTGTCCGGTACCCATCGCGACAGGGCGCCAACCCTGCAGGTGTACCGATTCCACGACTGATTGTATCTGCCCAGCACACCGGCCCCCGTCCGTGGTACCCTGCATCGCAGTTGGTATAGCAGAGTCCACTGTTCATATCCGGTTTATCGGACGGACACTTGTTCATGCCGAATAGATTGTATCCAAAAACGGAAAGGTCCCCCAGACTTGCAGAAAAACAAATGAGCAGGATAAAGAGAACCAGAAAGAGCACCAAGACTCCAATCGGGAAGGTCGATGGACTTCCAGATGCCTTGTAACTCTGATACCACGTTGAAAAGAAATAAAAGGCAATTGTCACCCAAAACAGGACCCCTAAAATATAGAGTCCGACATTGCCTGCACCCGAAAAAATAGACGTAAACGGCGTCCATAGTTCAGGTGGAAAGATGTAGGACACGATGGTTTTTGTATCCATTCCCCTCAATTGTTTCTAGAGCAGAAAACAATGGACCGACCTGCACCTACACTTCAACCGTTTCAACGTACCCAGATGGCACAAACGGCAACACTTCCCAGTGGACCTGCGTCGACAGCATACCCGTTTCAATGGATGCTTTTCAAACCCCAGGCACATGCAGTGCCACCGTTTCAAACAAATACGCCGTCTCGACTCAGCAATTCTTTGCTCAAGTAAATTCAAATGGAGTTCGTACTGCTAACAGGACTTGCTGCCCTGGGGTATGCCCTTGCCAATCAAAAGGGTGGTCCAAAGAACCCAAATACAGAAGAAGAGGAGCACCCCACAAGAGATGCAAGGGAAACGCTGGTAACCCCTGAACATTTTCAAACTGGACAGGTTGAACTTGAACAGGCGGAGACGGGGCATAACAACATGGTTCCCTTTTTTGGTTCACGCATGACACAGTCCATGTATTCCGGTGCCACAGACGGTATCTTGGACACCTTTACAGGCAGTGGAAAGAATACGTTCTTTCACAAGGACGAATTACCTGCATTCTTTGCCCCTGAACCCGGAACGGGAAATCCGTGGGGCGTTCAGATCGAGACAGACTTTGAGCAGTCTCGTCAGGTGACAAGTCAACGCATGGCAAATGTCTTTCCGGTGGAACGGACCCAAGTCGGACCGGGCATTAATGACGGATACACGAACCTTCCCTCTGGCGGATACCAACAGGATGCCGCTCGCGAATACGCCCTGCCCAAGACGACGGACGAGACCCGCGTTGCCTCCAAACCGAAACTCACCTTTGCCGGCGAGACAGTTCCGGGTGCACACTTCATTACCGAAATGGGTCTGCAACCGCCCGTCAAGAAGAATCGCCCGGACAAATTTGCAGTTCTGGGGCCGGAGCGTCTCAACACGACAACGGGTCAGCAGGTTGCGTCGGGCATCTACCCGACCCAGGTCATGAAGGAGCAGAACCGTACGACAACGTCGACGAGTGCAATTGTGGGCGCACAATCTGCTGCGGGTGGGTACCTCTCGTACATTCGTGCCTTTACGGAACCGTACCAGGAATTCATGAAATTAACTGTGGTGGGTCGGCCTACACCTGCAGGCGCTGTGGGTGGAAAGACAATTGCGTCTGGACCTGAATCGACGAATGTGGCAACACATCGCGACGAGTCGATCTTCAATAACGTGCGTGGATTCGAGGCACCAATGTATACCTTGGGCGGACAGGCACCGACGGCGGATCAGCAGGGGTCTATGCGGTACACGGAACCCCTCAAGCAGGATGTGTATGCGCGCGACATTGGCACGAGTGGATTACTGGATGCATTCAAGAGCAATCCGTATACGCAGAGTCTTCAGTCTGTATAAACAATGGATCTTCTCAAGTATTCAGATACTGTCTTGACACTTTGCTTAAAAGACAAGACACCTCGTGAAATTCATAACATTGTTCGATCTGTTGCCGTTTATCCTAATCGACTTCGTATCTGCGACTGTTCAGTTCCTCCGTGGACCCGACAGACCTTGTCGTTTCTTGGCGTAAATTGGAGTCACGCAACCACACAATGCAGCACCTCGGAGTTGACCTTGCCGACATTGAGCGCACGCTTTTGATTCGACGTGCCCAACTTGCAAACACTGCATCTTGGATCTTTAACATTGTGTGTCTGGTTGTGGTTCTAGGCGGATTCGCATACTTCTTGTCTGTCCAATACACGGCAACGCAAGAAGCAATTCCTGAAAAACGTATTCCATTTGAACCGACAACGTGGTACTCTGCAACTCGAAATCTTCGCGCCGAAGAGTATGGACGACAATTGGAACCTTTTGAAATTGAAACTCGATATGGTATACAGGGGTCTGACAACGGAAGAGGGTACCAAGCAGTTTGAGGCAATTAAGAACCCGCCGCCTGTAGCGCAACCCACGTAACAAAGACCGTATACATGGTCGTTGCAGCGGTTGTTGCATGCATGATCGCATGCCACGGCGTCGCGCGAGTGTAGTCTTGATCCCAAATCATAGACGATGTTCGGTACCCTCCGTAATACGTGTACACCGTGTAGGTCAACCACACGGCATATGCAGGCATGGAAACCCATCCACCTTGTAAAATATACACTACAGTGGCGATATGGTTGAGGTGATTCAGAGGAAAGTCTATCCATAAAAGACCAGGGTACTTTGTCGCATGGTATGTGGACGACACACATGCCACGAGTCCATAGATCGCTGAAAGAAACGGAAGATTGAGCGTGTAACAAAGAAACGACGGAGCAAGAAAGAGCAGCGAAGATGCGACAAGGTACGGATTTGGGTCCATTATAGGAACCAAATCCGTCTCTCTTTAGATTAATGAACGATTCGATCCAGACCTCGATACGCATAGGTCTCTTTTCATCTTGGGAACTGTCTGCCTATTGCCATATTTTTGAGAGTGTGTTGGTTTCCTTTCCACTCTCAAGCTGTAAAGACCTGGATAATTTTGACCCCGCTCGACTTTGCGACGATCCGTATCCCATTGAAAATCGTCCACGAGGGCAGGACGATTTGGATTCAGTTGCATACCACAGACGAGAACTGCGAACAGACCCTATCTGGATTGCAAGAAAGAATGGACGATATATATTATTGGATGGTGCCCATCGTATCGTTGCCGCCTATTTGGAAAAGAGGAAAAGTGTTCCGGCATATTGTCTGGACTACACCAGGTGGGGGTCGAACCCACGATCTTCCGCTTAGAAGGCGGACGCGTTATCCACTACGCTACAGGTGCACTTGTATTTACGTATCTTCGTGTAAATAGACAAGAAGGGATGTCCATTCAGAATCCAGTGATCCCAACACTCTACAAATACGAACGATTTGGTCCATACATTTTTACCTTTCCGATAGGGTACCAAGTATTTGGTAATCCTCTCAGCAATTACCGTGACGGAACCTTTGCGAGCAACTCAAGTGTACTCCAACAATACTGCTATTATGACTCGAACGCATCCAACGTGGTGTTCGGTGGATCCGATAGGTATCCGAATGGAATTGCCAATGCCACAACCGCTGCCGGTGAACAACTCCAGTTTTTGTGTCAATTGTCGACGGACACTACGCAGATTGCCTCCAATTCACCTTTAACTGTCGTGGTTGGAAATGGACGCTTCACATTTGGAGGTCTCACCTTGTCCAACCAGACCTTGTTCGTGGGTCAAGTGTACAGCAATGTGATTGAACTCAGGACAGCAAACCTTGCCGTGACAACTGTCTACTCCTCGCCGAACCTGCCCATCGGCATGAGTTTTGTGATCGGTAGCAACGGAACACAATGGTTTATTAATGGAACCCCGGATGCAACGTATGCACCGGCATCCTATCAAATTATTGGAACCAATGCTGCAGGAAACGTAGTGACAACAACAATGACCTTTCGAGTCTTGTCTCCGCGCATCGCGATTTCGAATGTACCCAGTCCGTCACTCACTGTAAATCCGCAGTCAAGCGAAACCTTTGTCATTACTGCGTCCGGTAATACACTCGTGACCCCCAGTAACTTTGCATATGTCAACCTGCCAAGACTTCCCGACGGATGTAGTTTTTTTAACCCTACGACAGATCCACCGGTGTATCTCACGGCAGGGAGTCCTCCATTCTTCCCATCGGACTCGAACTGCTCGATTGGACTCTCGTGCATTGGAACTACGAGCGGTGCTGAAAGTGTACTCGGATCTGGAACCTTTACTGCAAATCTGAGGTCTACTGCTGGAACCTTGTCAAATACGACACCCATTGCGTTTTCGTACACGGAGGCGGTCTTGTTTGTAGGGTCTATCCGGGACGGTGCACGCATCGATGGATTGTATACAGGTGTCCCGATCCCGAATACATATCTGCTGAGCGCACTCAGTTTCTTTCCAGGGACTGCAGTGAATGCGAATATCCAGTCAATGACATCGACAACACTTCCGCCAGGCGTCTCAGTTACCTTTAATTCGATTACTCAGCGTGGATTCTTGACGGGAACACCCACCACTGCAGGGACAACGACATCGACCATTCTTGCCACAAACACCAATGATATTGTCGGTGAAATGACGATAACCATTACAGTTGCAGTAGACACAATCACCGTTGCGCCTGCACCGGGTAGTTCGAAGGAATTCATCATAGGTCGATCTCTATCTCTTGATCCGCCGATCGTCTACACGGCAACATCCAGTGCAAACTTGCCCATCACGTCCTTTACATCGTCTACACTTCCGTCTGGCATTGTCGTATCGAATGTTGGATCAAACCTTACATTTTCAGGTGTACCCACGACTCTGTACTCAAATACAGTGACACTTACGGCAACGGATGGAATTGCAACCGGAACGTCCTCTCTGACCGCAGTTGTAGTGGACGATACCTTTACATTTGATACCTTGTCTACGATATCTCTTGTGCAGAATATTCCCATGACGCCGGTACGTGTCCGCGTAAACTTGACCACAAGTGGACTGCCTATCTTGACGTATTCATCCATCAATATGCCCCTTGGATTGAACTTGACGTCTGGTGGACTTATTCAGGGCACACCGCTCGTGACTGGGGGTCGGACCGCAAACGTGGCGGCAACAACGGGATATTCAACCGGAAGTACCTCGGTAATCTTTGCCATAACAGCGGACAGTATGCTCTTCTTGTTGCCAAATGGAAATTCGTATACATGGTCAAACGGACTCACTGTACCCGTCACCGCAATCTCGTACAGTCAAATCCCCGGATCCAATTTTACGCTTTCACTCCCTACACCCTATGGACTCACAATCACATCGGGAGGTGTACTGGGAGGAACCTTGACGGACAGTCTGCCCCCTAACCAGGTTTTGCCACCGACAGTTGCATTTACGGTTGGCGCCACTGCAGGTAGTTTGACAGACTCGTCTCTTCAATTCACACTCGCAACACAGAATGCCCTGATTGGGCGTACATTCTTGACTGGATCTGCAGGGTTGTTCGTATCCGACTCGACCTCCAATACATTTGCGAACCCTGCGACATGGACTACAGTTGCAAACAATACAATCACAGACTTCAAAATGAAGAACATGTATGTGGACTGCAATGTGTTTCTTGCAGCGACAACGGCGCTGGGCACGGCGCCTCCCTTTTTTCAACTCTATCGTTCTATTGACGGAAACACATTCAGCTTACTCGACGTACCTTCCTACTTTCAAAAAATCACATATGATGGAACTCGGTGGTATGCTGCATCCCTTAGTAACGTCTACACGTCTACAGACGATGGACTGACGTGGACTTTACTTGCAGGCACTTTTGCAGGAACTCCGAATACAATCCGCGCAGTCGGAGGCGCAGTCTATGTGGGAACAACGGTTGATTTGTATGCGTACCCGGACAGATACGGTGCCCTGATCTTTGAAGCGGAGAGTATTGGACCGACAAATGCAATCAATGTAGATCTTCCAGGGACGATCCTTGCTGGAGGCGCAAGTGGTCTTTACTTTTCATCCGATGGATTTGAATGGAATATCGTGGTTCCAATTGCTGGTCTTACAGGTGAGGTAGGGTTCAATAGTGAACTTCTGTATGGAAACGGGACCTTTGCATTTATTGGCGAAGTGAGCGGAGGGTACTCGGTCTTTTACAATACAACAGGCGACGCACTGAACAACAGCAACTGGGTTCGAGATAGTAAACTTGTGTCTGGACCTCTAGGATTCACATCTGCAACTGGATGGAGTGTCGCAGATGCGACCAAGATCTACCAGACGCCCGGATTTCCCTCCGCGTGGTCTGCAGGTGTTCTCCATGGTCTTGGTACAATCGGACCTGTCTTGTCGCCTACAGTCTACGTTCGACCCCCAGGAACAACGTCGTTTGTGACAACACTGACACGCACACTCGGACCTGGACCGGTGTTCACACTGCCAACCACACAGATCTATTTCTTCAACCTCTACCTCACGATTGTCCCTATACAATTTGTTGCAACAAATGCACTGTATTATTTCATTGATCAAACGGCAATTCCACTTGGAATGACATTCAATGCATTGACCGCAACACTGAGTGGAACTCCAAT